CAGCCTTTCGGGGCTGGATCCTTTTTTGTTTACAAGACCGTACAAATGTGATATAAAAGAAAGGTAACAGAAAGGAAAATCATGACTGACTTTATGATCGTCGCGTTTGGAATTCTTCTGATGTCGCCCCTTATTCTGTGGGCATACAAACCTGAAGGACAAATCCCTGAAGAGAAAGATCGAATTAAGGAGCGTTGTGCCACAGTTGAAGAGTGGACTGGCTCTCGTTTTGTCGAGGTCGAAAACGCAAATGCCACAACTGAAGCCAAAGCTCGGGTTAACCCGGTCACTGGCGACTACAAAGTGATGGAGAGGTTCTAATGGACTGGAATGATTGGTACGTAATGTTGGCTTTGAATGTTGTGATGTTCGCTAGCCTCTGGGGACTTGGCGTCCTCGCTGAAAAAGCTTTTCAGTTTCTGATTGACAATTATGAGGATATTGCAAATGGTCGGCTCCCAAAACCGTGAAATGGTACCATGTGAAACCTGCTCGGAGCTGACTCCAGTCGATGAAATGTGTTCTCATGGTGCATTGGATGTTTGCCAATCGTGCCATGACCGATTTTACGATCAGTGGTCAACCTCATCGGGTGCTGAAGCTTATATCGAAGCTGCTCAACCGGTTTTCCCCTACAAGAGAAAGTAACCTTATGGAACATCAAACTATCAAAGATCTCGATAAGGAACTTCGCGATCTTGAAACGCGCAAAAGAGATCTCGAAGATCAACGAAAGAACATGCTCAAGGATGTAATTACCAATTCTCCAATGGGTGAGTTGGCCATTATGCTTCATGATGAATTTTGTACCTACAATCACACGGATGGGTGCAGTTGGCATTACGAGATCAAATGTGGAGTTCACGATTGGTCGGGTCATACCCATTTAAACTGGCTGAAGCGGACTGAATCTGTAGCCGAAAAGATTTCTCATATGGATGTCGGGTATATCCTTGATCAATACGAAGCGCTTCGAACTGAAATAAATTCAGCTCGAATTTACTGATAACATTTTGTTACAAAGTTGTTTACATATGCTGTCAAGTTTGTTATAATAGAAAAAATGAAAGGAAAAGCATATGTGGATTTTACTTAACGACGCAATGTTCTCGATCGTCGAGGACCGCCAAGACCGAACTCGTGTTGTGGTTCGCGCTCGATTTGAAGGAGACCTGGAGAAGGTATTCCCGGCTTATGCCGAAAATGTGATCGTCCAAGACATTTCGGACTATCGCTTCCGTATCTTTGCAGATCGTGACTACGTGAAAGAGATCGTGGCTTCAGAAGTCGAGCGTATTGACTACGACAACTTCAAGAACAGTGTGGCTGATGATGAACGCCATAACCTATACACCAAGGTTTGGCAGATCTTCTTCAGCGCACAAGAGTCGCGGTATCCTCGGAAAAATGCCAAGTGGTGGCTAAACTATCGTGACCATGTGTAAATAGTTGTGTACTTTTCCTCTTGGGTGGATTAATATAATCTTAACAGCAATGGAAAGGTACACAAATGTTTGACAATTGGATTATGCCCTCGCAAGAAGCTCTGGCTCAAGAGTACCACGTTGAGTGTGTTCTCAAGGGCCATGACTTCGCTTCCTCGGAAGAACACTTCCTGGATCTTATAAATAGAGCCAGTATCATTGAAGTATCTCACGAGGACGATGCTGAAATTGCGTATAGATCGCGTACGAAGTCGAAAGAGCAACTTCATAACCTGATTAAAGGTTATGCGTCTTACCCGCAGTTTCGCAACGAGAAGACTCTTGATGCCCTTTATGAGGGTTTCGAGAAGAACCGTCCCATGAAGATGCCGATCGTGATTGAACGAAACGAAGAGCGTAGAGTTCTGGCTGGCAATACTCGCATGGATGTTGCGTTTCAGATGGGAATTACGCCGAAAGTAATTTTGGTGAAGGTAGAGTGCTAAGATTTAAGAACTACATCCGATCGCTTGATGTAATCGAAGAGTCATTTGAGAGTCCATTGTTTCTTTCTGAATCAATGGACTCTCCTGCTGAGTTCTATATGACTGACGACACGAAGATGCCGCGACAGATTTTCGCCGCATTCGAGTTGGATGGTACCCAATATGGTATGTCATTGGAGCTGAGTAATTTCGATAGAATCTACATCATGAAATTCTATCGAATCAACAATGGTAAGAGACGTTATTGGGCATTCAAGAAACCAGCTCATATTCGTCGAAGTCTTTCAACACTTCTTAAGTTCGCAGAAGCTACGCTGCCATTCATCAAACCTCGCCTTGATGGTATCATTGTTGTAATCCCAGGTAAATATGCAACTCAGCGCTTCAACCGTTTCACCCAACTTCTGATTAAGAAAACCTACATCAAGACGTTTCGATATGTCCCGGTGGTTCAGGACAAACAGAATTCCTACAATTATCTCTTCTTTACCAAGAAGACTGTGAATCCAAAGAGCCTTTTCAAGTCAAAGGCATTCAAGAGCTACAACTTCGAGGTCGATGGTGCGCTTCCTGTCGAAGCCGCTGAAGACGTAAAAGAAAAGAAGAAGTCAAAAGCTTCTGTATCTACCAAGCCATCGACAAAGTACCAATTCAAGGGATATGAAGTCAACAACAATGATATCGATCCGGCTCTTCTAGATGACCTTTCGAAAGCAAAGCAGGTCGATGAACCCAAAAAGAAAGAAGATGATGAACTCCCTTCATTTTCTGATGAAGAATTGGTTTATGTTGCCAATCCTAAAGTGTACGATGCTTTGATAGCAAAGGGTGGGTTTGATCCTAAAAAATTCAATGTTGAGAATTTGTCATGGGTCATTAAGCAGAATTTCCCTAAGCCTATACTTGATGACTTGATTGATAAGGAATATTGGGATCCAAATGGTTTAAAATTGACAACCAAAGGTGCTAATGCCTTTAAGAAAGCGATGCAAAAGATTTCAGATAATCCTAAGGCGGTCTCTATAATAGGCACTCTCTATAAAATTCAAAAGGTTAACGATCTATCCGAAAAAACAGATAAAAAGAAAGAGCCGGCAAAAGAAGCTAACATAAAGCCAAGTGATCTTCCTTATGATTTGCCCGGGTCTGGTGAATTTGTTTCTGATGAACTTCTTGCGCCATATGGTAGTTTTGAAATTCAAGAAAAGATCAAAGAAAAACGAGATTACATCTACGACAAGTATTGTAAAGCAAATGAAGCGGCTTTCAGTGAAGAGGAAATTTTCAATGTCAAAGATTATACCGATTATCACTATTCGGATTTCAACAATCCGTTAAGAGAAGCTACAATTGAATTTTTTGAGGACACAGGAAAGCTAAACCCACAACAAAGGAAAAGGGTTCAACGTAAACCGAACAAACTTCTCGTTGATTCCTTTGCAAAGGCAAAGCCACTTGAAGAAGGCATTTGGGTATACCGTGGTGGATATATTCGATCTAAAGATATTGAGACTTTTGTTCCAGGATCTGATTATGTCGATCCAGCATTTGTAAGTACTTCTCTTAAATCGGGAAATACTTTCGGTATGCAAAACATCAAGTTTGTGATTTACATTCCAGCTGGGTCGCGTGTTATTCCAGCTTTGAAGGATACATGGTCAACCCATCCAAGTGAGATGGAAATCATTCTTCCACCAATGGCTGTTCAAAAGGTTATCAAAACTCAAGCTATTGACAATGTTATCGTTGCACATACTGTATTTACAGGGTCGGCATATGATGATATAATGAGCGCTATGCTCGCTATGAATGAGGAATATGTAATGACAGAAGCTAAGAAACCAACTAAGAAATATGATCCGAACGGTAAGTATGGTGGTACAACAACTGATTCAAAGACCATCGAGAAAATCATGAAAATCGTGAAATCCAAGAAAGTCAAGAAGTGAAAATTGAGTACAAAACTGGTAACATCATTGATTGCGAAGAAGAATTTATCGCCCATGGGTGTAATGCCCAAGGGGTAATGGGTGCTGGAGTAGCTGGTCTCATTCGATCCACATATCCAGAATCTTACGATTACTATCGGTGGATCCATTATCATGGTGGCCTTCATGTGGGCCAAACATATTCTTATCTCGAAAAGGATAAGATGATCATTCATTGCATCACCCAGTACGGATATGGTCGAGTTGGTCGATACGTAGATTACAATGCAGTGAAATCCTGCATGATGCAGATCAGCAATATGTTTCCAGGCATGAGTGTTGCAATGCCCAAAATTGGTGCTGGTCTCGGCGGCGGTAACTGGGACAAGCTCGAAGAAATTATTGAACACACATCTGAATTTCAACCGGTTGTTTATGAGTTATGAAAGCTCGATTCCTAATATGCGGAGGTCGTGACTTTGGTGACGAGAATGAAGAGTGGTGGTTCATCCACGAAACCCTTTCAAGCCTAATCAATTATGACAAATATGACCACATCACCATCATCACTGGTGGTGCACGAGGTGTTGACACAATCGTTGCCGAATGGGCCGAGATGTTGGGATATCCATCTGTTGTTTTCCCAGCCGAATGGGATAAATACGGTAAGTCAGCGGGTTTCCGTCGTAACAAGCAAATGCTTGACGAAGGTCAACCGACCTGGGTAATCGCATTCCCTGGAGGTCGTGGAACCCAAATGATGTGTGAACTTGCAGAGAAAGCGAATGTCAAAGTCAAACGAATTGAATACCCCCATACAGAATTCGCTTTACCCGAAGGAGGGCTTGAAAGCGTGGATTGATTTGTCCACGTTTTGTAATGCGGCCTGTCCACAGTGTCACCGCACAGATCCATCTGGTCTTGACAAAATTGGTTGGCTTCCGTTGGTTCAATGGTCGCTTGAATCCTTCAAAGAATACTTTCCACCCGAATCTCTTTCACATTACGAACGTTTCGAGCTCTGCGGAACTTGGGGCGATCCGATGATGAACAAAGACATATATGAGATTGTCGAGTATCTCATTACGACCGATCCTTTTGTAAAGGTCCACATCAATACCAATGCCGGTATGAGAGATCCCGATTGGTGGTGGAAATTTGGTATGATGGGTGGAAAGCGCCTTGAGATCGTGTTTGATGTCGACGGTATCAACCAAGAGATGCATGCAAAGTATCGCCGTAAGGTTGATTTCAACCGAATGAAAGACAACATCGAAGCATTCTGTACAACTCCAGCTTTCACAATGCTGATGACAATTGTCTTCAAGCATAATGAAGACTACATCGAAGATATCGAGAAAATGTGTAGAGAGTGGGGAATCGTTGGACCACATTTTGTTGTTCCATCAAATCGATTCAGCAAAGGAAAGATCTTTGAATTCATCACACCTGAAGGTGAGGTAGATCGATTGGAGAAAGCTGATGTGTGATAATCCATGTCCATGGGCAGCTCGTAAACGGTTTGTCGTGAATCCAGATGGGCAAGTTCATCCATGCTGTTATTTCGCCAACTCAGACTATACCGGCCGTAATCGAGGCGAACACTTCAAAGAGTATGATCATCAAGTCTACAAGAGCTATGACGCTAAGCGAGACCAGATGAATGTGAACAACCGACCAGCCCATGAAATTTTGCAAGATCCTTGGTTTGATGAACTCTTTGAGTCTCTCCTTGATTCAGACCTGACTCACCCAACATGTCGAAAAAGATGCGGAATTAACAGTTTACATGGTCCCCAACCTGATGTAATATGATTCAATGAACAGAGGAGAACGTCATGTTTTGGACACTATTCACCATCTATCTCGTCATCGGCATTCCGAGCTTCCTTGTCCTTTGGGCATGTCTGAAGGTTGGGGCAGATGCGGATGAAAGGTAAGCCAGTAACACGGGCTTCCAATGACGAGTATTACAAGAAGTTGGGTTGGAAGCCCGGCAAAAAGACTTCACCCTATCGTCGACCTGTTCATCATCTAGATAGCAAGGTCCGAACGTCTGACAAAATTCCAGCTAATGGCGCCGCCCGCAACAAGAACCGTTATACGGGCGATGAGCTACTTGGTATTGCAACGATGCACAAGTCGAATGCTGTACCGATTCGTAAGGACTCCAAGGATGCGGCAAAAGATGTTTCGCAAATGCGGAGAAACTAAAAGGAAAAGTGATGGCAACTCCACGCGGACTGACAAAACGTAAGAAGGTTAAGAAGACATTCTCTCGTCGCCTTCATACAACATGGGCTGGTTGCCCAATCGATTCATTTTGGGCTTTCAAAGATCATGCTCGAATGGAGATCGACAAAAAGGAAGTCGCTAAAACACTCAGAGCATATGTGCGCGAGAATTTCAAGAAAGAAAAAGAGACTCTCCTCGCTGCTCCAGAATGGGCTTTCACTATGGCATATTATGTCGGAGCGACAATTGAATGGGAAAAGCTCGGCCACGAGTTTCCTGAAAAATGGGACGCCAAGGGCGCAATCAATAGATACATTGACGAACTAAGACAGCATGGTAAAAGAGCACTTGAAGAAAAACCCAAGACTGATGTTGTTCCAGAAATTCGTAAACCATCAATAGCTGAAATTATTGCCAATCGTACTCGAGACTTCATTGGTGCGATTGAAGAGGTTATTGATGACTTCTATAAAGGTATTCACATCGATATCGAGAATTACTCGGTATTCAACGAGCTTCAGAAGGTTGATGCGCCATACAACATGGCAAAATCTGTGTATGACTATTACACTCCCATCTTGGCTGAAGCTGAAGAGATCAATTCAAAGAAATGTCCGGCTGATTTGGCTGAAGGATATTCTCATTGGAATGCTAAGAAAAAGAGAGAATATGAGGCCCTACTGAAAGCAATTGTTGCCGATGCAGAAAGCTACATGCTTTCTAAGAAGGCAAAACGAGCTGTTCGGATCGCCAAGCCACAAACAGCTGACAAGCAAGTGAAAAGCTTCAAGTATGCCAAGGACTCAGCTGAGTTCAAGTTGACATCAATCAACCCCGTGCAGATTATTGGTGCACAGCGATTGTACACCTTCAACGTCAAGTCACGTATGCTTACAGAATACCTTTGCAAATCAGGTAAAGGTTTTGAGGTGAAGGGTTCAACTCTGCAACATGTAGACGATCTTAACTCACGTCAAGTTCGACTACGTAAACCAGAGGAAATGCTTCCAACGGTGCTGAAGAAGCAACCAAAGGAAGTAGAAAAGGTGTGGAAGACTCTTACAACCAAGACCAGTACACCCAATGCACGTATCAATAAAGATACCATTATATTGAGAGTCTTAGACAAATAAGGCTCTCCCCGATTCAGGAGAATGTTTTGTCAGAATTCTTAACCAAATCCAAGTTTTCGCGAAAAGTCATCGATACTGTGAGAGAGCACAAGTCATCCTATATGGATGCTGTCATCCATTTGTGCGAAGAACATGAGATCGACCCAGCCGATGTGAGAAAATTCCTCTCAAACGTGGTCAAAGAAAAGATCGAGGCTGAAGCACAATCACTAAATTACCTCAAAAAAGGTGCTGAACTTCCTGTGTAGGCATATATATAAATCTGTACGCACACACTACGCATACAACGCCATACAACGCACATAAGGAATACAGTGATGTCATTCGCAGCACTTAAAAAGAGCCGTAAAGGTTCCATCGACAAACTCCAGAAAGCAGCAGCAGAAGCAACGGCCAAGAAGTCGTATGCAGATGATCGTTTCTGGAAGCCATCCCGAGATAAAGCGGGTAATGGTTACGCGGTAATCCGCTTCCTCCCACAGCCAGATGCAGATGCAACTCCATGGACAGAGTATTATGACCATGGTTTCAAAGGACCGTCTGGCCAATGGTACATCGAAAAGTCTCGTACTACCCTTGGTGAGTCTGACCCAGTTACCGATTACAATTCCAAACTTTGGAATTCGGTAGACTCGGATAACACACCCGAACGCCGTCAAGCGCGTGAACAAAAACGTCGTCGTAATTTCGTTGCAAATGTCCTAATCGTATCGGACTCAGCAAATCCCGAAAACGAGGGCAAAGTCATGCTCTACAAGTTCGGTAAGAAGATCTTTGACAAGCTGATGGATGCTATGCAGCCTCAGTTCGAAGATGAAGATCCAGTCAACCCATTTGACATGTGGGAAGGTGCTGACTTCAAGCTTAAGATTCGTGCGAATGAGCATGGTTGGCCGAATTACGACAAGTCGGAATTTGCTTCTCCAGCTGCTGTTGCGGATGATGATGACGAGATCGAAAAGGTTTACAACAACTTGTACGATCTTTCTGAGTTCACTGATCCAGATACCTTCAAGTCTTATGACGAACTGAAGGAAAAGCTTGATCGTATCCTTGGTCTCAATAACGGTACCAACCGTGAAGCGACACTCGACGAAGAAGAAAAGCTTGGAGACGAGGAAGAAGCACCAACACAAAAGCAAGAGGCTCGTAAAGATCCCCTTGAAGATGACGATGGTGATGATGACTCCATGTCGTACTTCTCAAAACTTGCGTCCGAGGACTGATATAGTCAGAGGCGAAATGAAATAGCAGGGGCCTCAATGGTCCCTGCTTTGTTTAGGAGAATATTATGACTACAAAATCAGGTAAAATTTGGGGGCAAACGGAGCTTATTCACGCTAACGGTGTGTTTGAGTTTCATCGTATTCAGTTTAATGCTGGATACAAATGCTCAGAACATCTTCACAAGTACAAGTGGAATGGGTTTTTTGTCGAACATGGGCTTATGATGGTTCGTGTATGGCAAGATAAGGATCAAGATGGTCTTGTAGATGAGACCCTTCTGGGTGAAGGAGACTTTATGCAAGTGAAGCCAGGATTGTATCATCAGTTCGAAGGTTTGCAATCTGGTGTTGCATTTGAATTGTACTGGGCAGAGTTCAACCACGACGACATTGTTCGTCGTACAATAGGTACAGAATCATGATTCGCAATTTACTGCTTGCAACAACTCTTACTGTGGCCGCTTCGATGGCCACAGCACAAGGCCACGCGCCAGATTCGATCGAGACCGTCGAAATTCAAGGTTCTACATACGAACAGCATACGTGGGACCTACCAGGCACAGATTGTCGCACTGTAGCTTCGGTCAATAGTGATTGGAATGTACTTGCTGAACAGGTAGATGGGTTCGTATTTACCGTTGCACCCAACGACCCGCCAAGAGCGATTATCAACCACACTCAACCAGATGAAAATGGTGAGATCCAAACAATCCCAACCCATACTTCACATTGGTGGCAAGCATCGGGTGGTATGGTATGCAAGACTCAAGAGTGGTTCTTGATCAAAGAAGCTCAACCTGGAGAGCTTCTGTAAAAATCTTCTTGGTGAAAAAGTAGTTTACTTTCATGGTAAGATAGTGTATTCTATTCTTATCAACTGAAAGGAAACTACACAATGGCACACGAACTGGAAATTGTCGAAGGTCAGGCTCAGATGGCCTATGCTGGCGACGTCCCTTGGCACGGCCTTGGAACGAAAGTTCTCCCTGATCTGACCCCATCGCAGATGATGGAAGCAGCAGGCCTTGACTGGGAAGTCAAGAAGTACAACTCCTACATCGAAGTCAAAGGCAAGCGGATCAAGACTGGTCAGCAGTCTCTGGTTCGGATGTCGGACAACAAGGTTCTCACCAATGTCGGTAAGGACTGGAACCCAGTTCAGAATGCTGATGCATTCGAATTTTTCCATGAGTTCGTCCTCTCGGGTGACATGGAAATGCACACCGCTGGGTCTCTCCGCGGAGGTCAGATGGTTTGGGCTCTCGCCAAAGTTGGTGAGTCGTTCGATGTCTTCGGTGGAGATCGGGTCGACTCCTATCTTCTCTTCTCGAACCCACATATGTACGGAAAGTCGATCGACATTCGGTTCACACCGATCCGTGTTGTGTGTAACAACACCCTTACCTTTGCTCTCAACACTGCATCGCAGTCTCAGGTCAAGATTGGCCATCGAACCCACTTCGATCCGGATGCCGTGAAGGAGACCCTTGGTCTGGCCCACGAGAAGTTTACCAAGTATCGTGAAATGGCGGAGTTCATGGGCTCGAAGCGAGTTTCGGCTGATGACCTCATCACCTACTTCTCGCAGGTTTTCCCTCGCACTTCGGGAGAACGGGAAGTCAAGAAGCTCGAAGATCTGTCTCGGAACGCACGGCTTGCCCATGATATCATGGAAAAGCAGCCGGGTGCAGAGTATGCCGAAGGTTCCTACTGGCAGGCATTCAATGCTGTGACCTATCTCACTGACCATATCCAGGGTCGGTCGGCGGACAACCGGCTCTACTCCAATTGGTTCGGTGGCAATGGTGCCCGTAAGATCAAGGCTGCCAATCTGGCCATGGAGATGGCTGAAGCTGCATGATTTTGGAGGGTAGGGACAAAAATCCCTACCCTCTTTTTTTATGTGTATTTTCCATGTAAATTGTGTTAGAGTTACACATCAACCCTTAACTGAAAGGAACATAATGTGTTGGCTGCAGTAGCAATCATCTACATCATGTGCATGCCAATGGGATACGTTGTTGGTATGAACTACGTGAGAACACGAGCCAATCGTTTTGAACATACGATTGATCGTGAAACCGAACGGAAGAATCTCTCTTTTCTTCCAATCATGACTGGCTTCCTTCTTCCAATGGCAGCCATTCTTTCCATCCAAGAAATTATGAACGGAGATTTTCAATGAGTGGTGGTGGACTTATCTTCGCCGGCGTAGCATCGCTGGCAATTTTGGCAACAGGTATCAATGCGGCTTATGTGGTCGATGAAGGTCGTGTTGCTGTTATCACAAATATGGGACAGGCGGTTCGTCAAGAAACTCCCGCAGGTCTTCAATTCAAAGTACCTTTCGTACAAGGTGTCAACGAATTTGATGTTCGTGAACGCGCAATTGGTGGTCAGATGAATGCGACCACAAGCAATCAGCTTACGGCTGGTGTGACGTGGTCGATGAACTGGCGTCCTGATCCTTCGCAGATCATGGACATCTATATCGAGTATGGTTCTCCGAATGATTTCGCGAACAACACGGTTCTGCCTCGCCTGAACCAGGCTCTCAAAGCAGCGATTGGTCAACACACCGCCCATGAACTGGCCCGTGACCGAAATGGTGTTGCAGAGACCATGTTCCAGACCGCCCTGTCCAATCTGGAAGGTCTTCCGGTGATCATCAACTCGATTCAATTGGATGACTATACACTCCCGCCTCGTTATGGTGAAGCGGTTCTTGCTCGCGAAGAACAGCGTGAAGCAACAGCTCGTGAACAGCTTTCTCTCGAACAGCAACAGATCCAGGCTCAGCGTGAAGTTCAGACCGCCACAGCCCAAGCTGAAGCAACTCGAGCTCGAGCAGCAGCTGAAGCGGATGCAACCCTTCTCCAAGCGGAAGCTGATGCTCAGTCTCTTCGCCTTCGAGCAGAAGCTGAGGCTGAAGGTATTGAGGTCATCCAAGATGCTATCTCCGGAAATCCGCTGTACATCGAGTATCTCGTGGCTCAGCAGTGGAATGGCACTCTTCCGACTCAAATGATCCCAGGTTCGACGGTACCGTTCCTGAATCTCGGCCCAGCCGCCGAATAATTTCACAAAACTTGAAATGGGCAGTTTACACGCTGCCCATTTCTGTGTATAATAGAAATACAATGAAAGGAGAAGATAATGGACGTGTATGTGTTAGGTCTTCAGTATTCATACGAAGGTCAGGAAAATCGAGGAGTTTTTTCCTCTTGGGACGCCGCGAAAGCTGCTTATGAAAATGGCGACCGCGAATATCCATTACTTGATCAATTTGATTGGACTAAGACCCATTACTTCATCGAAGTATGGAATCTTGATGATACGGAGAATGTATGATGACTGGTTTTTGGTTTTTCTGCTATGTGATATTCACCATCTATGGGATTGTATCAGCATTGATGAATCCTTCAGAAGTCGATAAAAAGCCCCTTGACAAAGATACCCGCATTGTCGCCACGATTCTGACGTCGGCGATGCTGTCTTTGGCTTTTCTTTTGGCTTATCATGCTGGTGTTTACAACTACATCACGGGATATGAAGGCACTCCCTTCTGGTTCTCGGTATGGTTCTCACTTACAGCAGTAGCAATGATCTACAATATCTTCAGGAAAGGTGTTATCACGATCCTCACAACTGGGATATCGATCTTCCTCCTCTTTCAAATCAACGCATTCGCACAACTTGGGAACATGATCCAATGACCGACACACCCCTCTCACGAGTTGAAAAGCTCATCGACATCCCGCTTGTTGGCAAAGCTTTTACCTTTGCATCCGCTGCACATGCTGCGGTAGGACAAACCCGGAAGTACTCGGGTGCACCCTACATCGTCCATCCTGTTGAGGTGTGTGCTATCGTTTCCTCGGTTGAAGATCACACCAAGGAGATGCTGGCTGCAGCCCTTCTTCACGACACAGTTGAGGATACCGCGGTTTCTCTTGAATTGATCGAAGCACATTTTGGTTCAGTTGTGATGAACTTGGTCTACTGGCTGACTGATGTCTCAGTTGTCTGGAAAGATGGCAAGAAGACCAAAGTTGAAGGTAATCGTGCTGCTCGTAAAGAGATGGACCGCCGACACACTCAGATGGCACCTACTGCAGCTCAAACGATCAAAGTTGCTGATCTTATTGCAAATACCCGCGACATCACTGAGTCTGATCCTTCCTTCGCTAAGGTCTACATGAAGGAAAAGCGACTCCTCCTTGAGGGTATGAGTGCCAATCAGAAACTGATGGATGAAGCTTGGAAGCTGATCCATGATTGGGAGAAAGAGAATGGCTAAATACAGCTGGAAACAGCAGGATGATGCTGTATCTGATATGGAAGAGAAATGTGTGAGGGGAAAAGGTATTTTCCCCGCAACCCAAGTTCTTCGAGACATCGGATATAGGTCGATCTACAAGAAGCTTTTCTTGGCAGCGGCAGACAATATCGATGAACTCGAGGCTCGCATTGAGCAACTTGAGGAAGAGCTCCGTCGCGAACGGAAGTATTCTTCTGAGCTTGGCTGGGAGAAGGAAATGAAATCTGGTGGATGGCAAGGATCAGCATAATGAAGAAATATCTTACCACGACCGAAGCATTGGCCGATGATAATGCATGGAAGGAAGTTCATTTCGAAGTTTCGGTTAGGACCATTAAATATGGTCCGCGGGCTAATAAGTGGAAACTTCCCACTGTGGAATTGATTGATGGTATTCATGCTCCACAAGGTATGAAACTTGAGATGAAAAGGCTCGACACTAATCGTACCAAGAAAGTTGGTCATATACAACTGTCTCTTGGTCAAGATCGGGTTTACGACACAAAGGAGATGGCGATAGAAATTGATACCGATCTAGATCTCTCGAAGTTCAACGTGTTTGTTGTATGGGAAAGGGGCGAACCTTGGAAAGACACTAAAGACGTTCTTGTCCCAGTTGAAAAGGTCATCTTCCGTGTAGAAGACGCCCTGCTCAGAAAAACCAAATGGTTGATGGACAATGTTCAAGTTGGTGACTTTGTCAAGTGCAAAGGTACTCGCTCTGGTGATTGGAACAAGGTTGAGAACATCAACGAAAAGCGTACAATCGTCTATGGTCCTAAGTATTCTGAACCCAAAGAGGGTTGTATGCGATATGCTTCCTCGGACAATGGAATCGAGAAGATCATCAAGGTAGTTCGTGATGGGAAGCAAATTTTCCCTCCCAAGTGAAAAAGTCGTTTACATTCCTTTCCGGTTGTAGTATATTATACTTACAAGCAATGGAAAGGAATGTACACAATGGCACTATTGATTATTGCAGCAAACTGGGCCCTGAAATTTTTTATGGCATGGATCATGTATCTACTAGCTACTTGGTTGGGCATGCCTGAGTGGGCTATGATTGCTATGGTAGCAGTTGGAGCAGCTGAAACGAAAATCACCTTTCAAATTGATTAAAAATGATGGGACAAAAAACGTACGAACACCTCTACGACACGAAGGAAGAGGCTCAGGAACAAGCAAACAATGCTTCTCAGCATGGGGTTCGTGGATATTCTGAGGTCTACTGGAACGGAGGTCCACGCGAAGTGAAGATGACTGATGGTACCACGAAGTGGGAGGTCTCCTTCAAAATGTTTTATGGATAAATAGGTACATGAACGCTTATGACAAAGATATGATGGCAACCGCCGCTAACCTTCGGAAGCAATTCCCGAATGTTAAGACCCGCCCTGCCTGGGTCAAGCGCAAGCTGGAAGCCATACAGAAGAAGCAGAATTTCAACTCTCGCCTGAAAGGTAAGAGTTAACCCGATAGGGTAGCCACCAACCCTCTCCTCCATTGCTAAGGTGGCCAACTGGGAGAAAAACTTCGGTTTTTCTCCCTTTTTCTTTTCCTGGACTGATATATAGAACCACATCAACCAAACATTGAGGCGTACAATGATCCAGTCATTGAAAACGCCGGCTAGATATGAGCGATCTGTAGCAGAGTATCTCAACACGTTTGATGGTGTTAAAGCGGAACGTCCTACTGTCGGGTCAAAATATCCCGACGTCTTCGTCGAGTACAAAGGAAAGACTTCGTGGATCGAAGTCAAGATGAACGAAGAAGATCAGCTAGGCACTCCGCGAGTCATGTTCAACGGAGAAAGGTGGGTCAGTAAAGACTCACCAGTGCAGAACTTTACATGTGATGTTCTCAATTCATCCGAGCAAGCCACACAATTCGTCAAAGATCTGAAGTCATTAGGATCTGTCATTCCAACTACCAAGGGAGGTCTTAAAGACCCTGCCGCGGTCCCAGTAGAAGCAATGACTGAATTCCTTTCTGACCGAAAGCAATACGTGTGTGAAATAGATAATGTCGATCTTGGAGATCTTGTAGCAAAACACTACAACTTCGGAAAGACAGAGCCAGCTCACTACATTCAAACCGGCGATCAATTCTTTTCTCTTGGAGAGAACCCGTTCAACCTTCCACTTCCATCTCTTTCAGGTAAAGGTATCTTCAAAGTTCGAATCGGTGTTCGAACAGATTTTTACGAAGTCCTTCCCGAAATCAAGATTAGAGGAGAGCTCTACTCACCATATTCAGTTGCGCATGGAACACTGAAACCGCATCCTTTTTAGTTTACAATGAGTGACCTATATGTTATATTGATCATAACTGGCAAAGGAAAGAAAAGTCATGATTGATCATATCACACACCTTGAAGATCTTGTCCTCGAGGAAGGTTCACTTGGAGTAATGCGAATCAACAACATTCTGTGGTCTATTCAGAATGGGGCGCTTCAGCTTTCAACAAAATGGGATGGCGCGCCATCCATCTTCGCTGGTTGGGACGAGGTTGGTTTCTTCGTCTCAACCAAATCTTTTTTGAACAAGATTTCGGTTCGGTATCATACACTCGATCAAATTGAGAAGGGTGATATGCCGGACGCCAAAAAGAACAAGCTTCTGTACAGCTTTCAATATCTGAAGGATGTTGTTCCAAAGGGTCTTATCCTCCAAGGTGATCTTCTCTTTATCCCCTATAACCCAGTTTCTGGTCCTATGGTAGATCGTCAAAGGAATGGAAATGCTCGTTTCCATCCCAACACTCTCGTGTACGAAATTCGGGCCAAGCATTGGAAAGATTGGGAACTCGGAGTTGTATGGCATTCTTGGATCGACAAATCTGGTAATGTGTCTCATCCTCAATTTGGGAACCTGTTATCAAGCGATAAGGTCTTGTGTGTTGATCCCACAATGACCAATTACAAGATTGAGGATGACATTGTCACGGCTCCTCGAGATTTTGCACAAGACCTTGATGCTTGGTATCTCGACAAAATTTCTACTGATCCGTGTATTGTTGCTCTTATCAAGCAAGCATATAACCACCGTGTACGCGAGGGTCACTCGACAATGGATGCTGAATGGTTATATGACTTCACAAAGAACAAGCTCCAGCGTGACGCCATGTCACTGGCTACACAATCTGGTCGAGATCGTCGTATTGCAAAGATGACAGAAATCCTTTCGGTGCTGGGTCACTGGCCTCAAATGAATAAAGTCCTACGATTTATGGATGAAGTCCGGGTTGCAAAGTCTATCATTATAAATAGACTTGAATTGTACCAAGAGGTAAAGGTCTGGGTACAAGAGAGTGATTATGGACTGATACCCGCTGCACATGAGGGGTATGTGGTATTTGGGCAAAGTGAGACGATTAAGATTGTAGACAGACAGCAGTTCTCCTACCAAAATTTTTCGTCCAATTTCGTTAAGGGATGGGACGCACCAACAAGGAATTAACATGAAGTCGTTCAAGAACTTCTTTCAAGAATCTCGTAAAGAGACCTACAGTTTAGACGATCTAGATCGCGTGAAATATCCTTCACGCGATACCAAATTTTCTCGGCGAAAAGCCAATAAGCGTAAGATGGCTGATGAAGAGACTGGTGTTGAAGAAGCATCGGTTGCAACCATCGACAAGAAAATTGATCGCCAAATAGATCGTCATAAGAATATCCAAGGTAAAGAACCTCGCCACAACAAGCAAAAAGAGCGAGTTCGTGACGGGATTGAACGACTTCGTAACCGCCGCAACCGTCTTACTGGAAACCCAAAGTCAGAGCCTGTAGAACAGGTAGAAGAGTCTATTGGTTCTGAGCTTCAAGAAGTACTCACTGTTGCGCAACGCCGCAAGCGTGGTATCATCATGAAGCGTAACAAGGCCAAACTTCGTGTCGGTCGTAGAAAGGCTTCTCGTCGGATTGCCGATAAGGGTCGTCTTGACAAAAGAGCACGCCGCCAAGCTCGCAATACTGTTGCGAAACGTCTTACCAAGGGTAAGAACAAGCGTGACCTCTCACCAGCTCGTAAAGCAGAAATTGAGCGCCGCTTGTCTAAGATGAGTGGTATCGTGGGGCGAGTACAAAAGAGAGTTCTTCCAGTTGTGCGGCGCCGAGATCGGAGTAGATAATGAAGTTAACATCATTCAAGCAATTTGTTAAAGAGTCCCAGGACACGGCATACTTCACGTTTGCCCGTATGAATCCGCCTACTCTAGGGCATGAGCGACTTCTTGACACCATTGCTGAAAAGGCTGGAAGGTTCCCATATCGGGTGTATCTCTCCCAGACCAACGACAGAAAGAAGAACCCTCTTCTTTACGAAGATAAGATTAAGATCGCGCGTAAGGCGTTTCCACGACACGGGCGTTCTATTCGTCATGACCCTTCGGTTCGCAACATTCTTGAGGCAGCTCGAGCAATGTACGAATCCGGCTACAGGAACGTTGTAATGGTAGGAGGTGAAGACCGACTACCAGAGTTTGAGCGCATCAAGCTCTACAACGGAAAGAAGGGTCGTCATGGTTACTACATGTTCGAATCAATCAAGATTGTTTCGGCTGGTAACCGTGATCCGGAGTCAGATGATGTCGAAGGTGTTTCGGCAACAAATCTACGCGAGGCCGCGAAGGGATCTGACTTCACTATGTTTTCTCAAGGTCTTCCTACGAAAATGACCAACGAAGATGCAAAGGATCTTTACAACAAAGTTCGTTGCGGATTAGGACTCAATGAGGAAAAGACTTTCAAATCTCACGTTAGCCTCGGTGAAAAATCCGAAATTCGTGAGAAGTATGTACGAGGTGAGCTATTCACCGAAGGTGATGAAGTGGTAATCAAGAAAACAGACGAAATTGGAACAATCAGTGTTTTGGGAGCTAATTACGTTATCGTTGAAACAGCAGACGGGAAACGTTCAAGAAAATGGCTTGATGATGTCGAAACTTTAAAGTGAGAAACAATGTCAACCGATCATGAACTAGAACAACTAAGACTCGACCGAATCGAGCGAAAAATTGATGAGCTTGGAGAAGCTTTCGTCATTCTAGCCCGAGTAGAGGAAAAAATTGTAACACTCGAACAGTCAAGAATTGAAAACAATCGTCGATACGATGATCGCAATACTCAATTTCTTAATGAATTGGCTGAAATAAGAAAAGAACAGCTTGAAGCAAGCAAGAAAATTGATGAGAATACCCGGGTTACCGGATACATTAGATGGATTGTTGGAGTATTCATTACCGCCATTTCAGGTGCGGTAGCCCTTCAGTTCTTTACGTAAGAACAATAATAAATACTAGCGTAGGAGGCTAGAGTAAGCTATGAAAGAACTAATCCGCGATATGGCCGCCGCGTTTCAACAGGTCCACGAAAAGAAGATGGATCCGGTTGACAAGAAAGCGGTCAAAAAAGATTACGACGACCGAGAAGACAAGGATATTGACAATGATGGCGATACCGATTCTTCTGATCGTTATCTTCACAAGCGCCGCAAAGCAGTGACCAAAGCTGTCCACGGAGGCAAAGGAAAAGCTGAAGTCGAAACCGACGTTCAGGAAAAGTCGAAGTACAAAGAAGACGTGGAACTTGATGAGCTTTCCAAAAAGAAACTTGGACAGTATGTTAAGAAAGCTTCAAATGACAAAGTTGGTTCTTCTGAAAAAATGACCCGTTCGAGTATCGGTGCTGAAGATCCAAAAAATCCAAGCTCACTACGCAAACATTACTCATCTGAGCGTGACAAAGCGGCAAGAAAGCTTGGAAAGCGCACAGTTGGAATCAATAAAGCGATTGATCGCATGACTAAAGAAGACGTGGAACTTGATGAGCTTTCACAGGACAAATTGAAAGGCTATTATGCTAAGGCTGGCGCTGATATGCAAAAGTCCAAGAAAGCAGTTCAAAGACACATGGACGCGAAAAAGATTTCTAAGGGCGGCTCAGAAAAAGCAACAAAAGCATATAGCCGCTTCCAAAAAAGAGTAAAGGGTCTAGGTATGGCCGCAGACAAGATGAAAGAAGAAAATTCTTCTCCTCTCGCCCGTTATAAGTCTATGCTTGAAATGGACGGTCAAATGGCTCGAGACGAAAACAAAGCTGATGGTGAACCAAACACCAAGCAGCAGGCAGCAAAGCCGAATCCACCCGAGAAGCACCAGAAAGTCAACCCGGCGGTTGCCAAAGAGGGTGAATCTTCAGGACGTAAGGACGTCGCTGAGGAAAGCATGGTCGACCGTGTAATGGGTATCTTCAAAGAAGATCAGATGAAGATGGACAAAATCACTGGTCAGCCAGGACAGGAAATGAAATCTGGTACAGACATGAATCAGAAGACAGCTGAAAAGTCCAAGACGCCCGATACTGGTAAGCTTGATAAGAAGCAGGCACCTGATGAACTCGATGCTGAAGATGCTATTGATGACAACCGCAAGGCAGAAGTCAAGTCAGCAAACGCGGCCAAGTCGGCAAATAAGGGTGGTATGACCGAAAGCTACTCAGATAACAACAATCGTTACGTAGACCAGCTTCTTCCACTTGCCAATGAAATTGTGGCTATGGCCAAGGCAATTACTGACGACCATAAAAAAGCTATGGCTGCAGCAGATCGTGTTTCAGCATCATATGCCAGCAACAAAGATCCTTCACAGAGCGACATCAAACTTCAGTCCGGTCGTATGTACGATGCGAAGATGCTTGTACGTTCCCTTGCTGATTGTCGTGATGCACTTGAAACCAACAAGCGAGAAGTTCGTGAGTCGGTCGATGTAAATGTCACAGTTGAACATCCATCCGCACCAAACTCGATTCGTTCAGCTCTTACAAAGATGGCTGAAGCAAATCGTGCTGAGCGCTACAAGGGTGCAACCAAGTCTCAGACTTATGACGACAATTGGTCTGGTGAAGCAAAGGCATTCGCTGATAAGCACAAGGTCCAAGAACCAGATTACGTTGACATCAACAAGGTGACAGCAAACAACAAGACAGAAGTTGGCGCTTCCCTCGCTCGTTCGGTGAACTATCGTCCAAACGATCAAAAAATCGGTGACAAGACTCAGCCTGGAGCTGAGAAGCTCAAGGGAAAGACAACATGAAGTCCTTTAAGTCTTTCGTATCTGAAGCCCTAGATAAGCCTCAAAAAATCAAGTGGCGGGTAACTCCACCAAAGGGTGTGAAAAATCCACACCCTGATGGTAAACAACCAAAAAAGGTGGATGAAGCCGCCCCAAAGATAAAGCATAAGGAAGATCCTGTCAAGGCCGCTCGTCGAAGAGATAAAGAGCGTGAAGCCGGTCGCCCTCGTTACACCAAAGGCGGCGCCAAAGATATGCGCCACAAGGTGAATAAGGAATCGGTAGAAGAGGGAAAGAAGGGTCTTTGGGACAATATCCACGCTAAGAGAAAGCGCGGTGAAAAGCCAAATCCTCCAGGTCATCCTGATCGCCCAACCGACAAGGACTTCAAGAACGCTCAAGAAGCAAAGTATGTTGATCGTAAGAAGATTTTGAAATCGGCGGAAAAGCTTCAGGACAAACTTTCCAAAGAAGAAGCCGAAGTATCTGAAGTTTCCAACCGTCTTGCTCGTAAAGTCATTGATCGTGGGTTGAAGCGTGGTGTACGTGGTGCTGGTAAGACTAAAGTTGCTCCAGACGGAACAAGATCTTGGGAACCACCTTCTGAAGAAGACAAGAAAATGTCAAAGAAGGGTGCCAAATCGGCCAAGTTGGGTTATCGTCAGATTGATCGAAACCGCAAGCGTGGTATCAAAGAATTCATGAATGCAAAGGACTTCAGAACCGGCAAAGTAACAAAGAATTCTGAGAAAGAAAAGCGCCGAGACACCGAAGCAACCATGAAAAAAGCTGATGCTCAAAAGAAGTTTGATGCTCAGAAGAAATCCGGAAAACTGAGTCTGCGTGACCTTCGAAAGATGCGCGCAGCTGGAGTAAGATCCACAGTTAACTGATATACATAGAGCCAGATAACAATCAAAGGTAATAACAATGGCACTTAAACCACCAGCATGGGCACCTGATGCAGTACCAACCACCCGTGGTTGGGCACGAGGAAACGAAATCCTCGTAGCTCGCAAGATCTCTCAGGCAGAAATCGATGAATTCTTTGCGCCCGCAGTAACTGAAACAAAGAAGAGAACTACACGTAAGAAGTCGGTCGTTCTTCATGAGGCACCAGTCGGCAACAAAGATGTTGATGACATGACCGAAGAGCAGCAAGATGCGCTCAATGAAGTGATTGGCAACCGCGGCGACTATCTGACGGAATGACGCCATGACTCCATTTGAGTTGACCGAAGACAACCTTGTTATCTTCGCAGCTAAGCATTACTATACACCCCTTGGAGTCGATCAGGAAGAATTCGAAGAAGATCTCAACCGTTTCAAATATGTAAAGCGATTGGTGAATCGATATTTGGAAGGCGGAGATCTTCCCACCCGATTGATACTGAATCACCTTATCGTCATATTCAATGTGTTTGGTATCCAAGGTGGCTTAGCCATCTTAGAGTTGAAAATGCAAGACAAACATCTTCCGGTATTGAAGCCATTTTTGATCTTTCTGAAAGCGATCAGACCGGACGATCCAAAATACACTGGCACTAGCCAAGATTGGCTAGCAGTAGAGGAACTAAGACAGATATGAAAACCTTTGCCGAACTTAGAGAAGAGCTTGAAGCTCTTCGTCCTGACCTTGATGAAGCGAAAGTCGAAATCGAAATCGAAGACGAGGATGACGATGAAGACGAGGATGACGATGAAGACGAGGATGAGGACAAGAAAAAGAAGAAGGACAAAAAATGATTTCCTTCAAAGCATATCTTGCTGAGATGATAGAATCTCATGCAGATGACCCAAATTCCAAAAAGGTCATGAGCAAAGATAATGTTGAAATCTGGAAGACCAACAAGGGCTATGAACTGTATGTTGGTGGAAAATCCAAAGGCTACTTTGATTCGAAAGCCGAGGCACAAGCGGCTATCAATAAGAAAGAATAAGAAATGCACACCTTCAAAGCTCACCTCAGTGAAATGTCCCGTAAGGACCTGAACCCAAAATATCAGGGCAAGTCAACTAGCGAGCTGATGAAGTGTGTCAAGGACAATCGCAAGTATTCTCCACAAGAGCGATCAGCGATGAGGAAAGAGATCGACATGCGGTCTCGTGTGCATGAAGATGCTGGCGCAGGTGGTCCCCTTGGTGGCGCCCCAGGAAACAACACTCGTTCCGTTCCTGGAGCCGGTGATGACAACTCTCTTCGTATGCGTAAAGCTCGCATGTTCAAGAAGATCTATCGCCGCCATAACACCAAGAAAGAAGCGACCAAACTTGGTGTAAGAGAAGGTTGGTCAGCTAACCTTTACTATCTCCAACCTGATGGGACATATAAGAAGGGTGGAGATGGTCGTTCTGAAGGTCTTACAAAGGCTGAAGTACTCAAGGCTGGTAAGAAAATCACAGAAGCGAAAAAGAAAAAGCCACTCTCGATGCGCAAAGCTCTCGATAACCATCAGAAGATTGGTTACTATGAGAAGCTGATCAAGATGGCCAAAACCCCAGAGCAAAAGAAGAAGCTCCAGGCAAAACTTGATGGATTGAAATGATTTACAGAATTCTAGCTGGTGTCGGTGTTGTAGCTGTTGTTGGTTCAATCATTTGGTACCTTTACAATGACAACCAGCAAAAGCAGCTTGAAATTGAATTGCTTCAAGCTGAAAAGATACAAATTGAAAATGCCCTAGAGGTTACGAACGAGACGCTTGACCAAGTTCGCGAAGACGCTGAACGTCA